GTAGCAATGAGGGGAGCGCAACCACCACCACACCGCCGAAGCGGTGCTTGTGTGACGATAGGCAATACGGGAATTACCAGCCTGATAATAGGCATATTGAACTTGGTAATTCTGTTCATAGCTGTTGGCCCAATTTCTTGTGCCGAACACTTCAAATTCCGCCAGCAAGAACAGATAATCTTGGGTGGAAGTTACATTGCTTTGATTATTGGAACCACCACCGGTATTGTCGGTGTACTTGGTTACGGCCTTCATCACGGCCCGCAAAGCGGAAGGCAAAGCCGCCATCAGACTGTTTGCCGTGGGGCTGGAAGGGGTGCCGCCGTTGCCCAAGACAGTATTCCGCATATAAGAACTTGCCCAACCGCCTTGGTTTGTGTTGCTGGTATTCATGCGGAAACCTTGGCTGGAACCATAGTTGCCATAATCACTATCACACAAAGCAACCGGGGTGGCTCCGATCTTGCCAATTTGGAAGTGAATGCGGTTACTGCCTTCACGGGAAGCATTGTGGTTGAACCCCAAGATGAAAACATTCACCGTCAGATTGGTGATCCCAAAGCCAACCACATTGCCGTTGATCACAATGGACTTGGTATCACCCACGGCCCAATAATCATCCGCTGTCCCTGCGGCGCTTGCCTCGCTGATCGTGTCCCAATCATTGTCATTCAAGGTTGTGGTGGGAAGGGTCACAGACACGGAACAAGTCTTATTGGCCGGGGCCGTGTAGTTGGTGCCTTCTGCCACGCTCACAGTGATTGTGGCGTTGCCCTTGCCTACGGCGTTCACCGTTACCGTGGTGCCGTTCACATTGACCGTAGCAACCCCGGTGTTGTTAGATTGGGCAGTAATAGCACCATCCCCAGCCCGTGTCACCGTGAAGGTATCAGCCATTTTGGAAGCGCCCAATGCCAAACTGCTTTTGCTCAAAGAAAGGCTTCCAGCGGCCTTTCCAATCGTCCAAGCAACCGTTTTGGTTCCGGTGGTGCCATCACTCCACCGGTAGTTTTCCGTGGGCGTAAAAGTGGCGTTGTAGCTTCCCGCATTGGTTCCGCTGGTGGTGCCGCCAATGGTCAGCTTGGAAGTATCATAGCCATTCCAAGAAGGGCTTTGGGGTGAACCGGTATAAGTAAGGCTCCCGCTTTGGGTGGGGGCCGCAACCGTGGCTTTGTTGATCGTCCATTGAACCTGTTTGGCCGTGGTGGTGCCGTCCGTCCACTTGTAGGGGTCTTTCGGCGTGAAGGTTGCCGTATAGGTTCCCGCATCGGTGCCGGAAGTCACACCCCCAAGGGTCAGGGTGTCGGGGTTGTAGCTGTTCCAAGAAGGGCTTTGGGATTGCCCGTTATAGGTCAAGGTGCCATTTTGGGTGGGAACAACATCAATGGTATAGACGAACCCGGACACGGCTTCCAAGGCCGCATCTGCCGCATCTTGGGCATTTTGGGACGCTTCCAAAGCCGCCGCCACATCTTCCCGAATATCGGCGTGGGCGCTGTTACTGGTGTTGTGTTCGTCAATGGCATCTTCAATATCTTGGGTGGGGTCAAAGGTGGAATCGGGAAGCTGTTCAGGCTTTACCTTGCCATCCTCCCCAAGATCGGCCTTCCCGGACAAAGCATCATCATGGGCTTTCAGGGCCGCATCAATCTTGTCCATGTTGCGGTTCTGATCATCCACATTGTAGAAATCTTCTTGGGCCGGTTTGACCAAATCATAATTGGTGGTGTATTCAGCCATCTTTCATTTCCTTTCTGATAGATTTATTGGAAATCCCTGCAAGTTGGCCGTGGGTCAAAGGCAGAAGATCACCATACGGGGTGGGAACATGGGCCTGAAGTTCTTCCGTTCTTACTTCATAATGGGTGTACCAAGCAAGCTGGGCATGGGTGAAGCCCTTCAGGGTTTCATGGATGTTGAACAACTGTTGAACTTCCAAAACCAGATTGACCGGGGCAACCCGTTCAAGAAGGTTTTGAACATCTTCAAAGTTCTTCTTTGCGGCCACGCCAACCTTCACAAGAAGGGTGTAATCTGTGACTTCCGCCGAAGAATTACCGGGGCCACAAAGGTTTTCCAAGATCACCCGAAGCTGGGGCAAGGTGTACGGAAGTTCTTCATTCAACCGGGCCAATACACGGAACCGCCGATCATCCAAGGTATCTGTTCCCTTGGGGGTGATACCCAAGATTTTTTCCCACCGGGACAACCCAAGGTTGCCAGCGGTCTTGATGAACTGGTTTGCAAGAAGATCATCCGCCGCCGCCCAAGCGGTTTCAAACTCCGGTTGTTCGGCTCCGGTGATCCCCTGAAATTCCGCATAGTCCCGGACAACATAGGGAAGGTAATTGATTAGTTTACGATCCATTCAATCACCTTCCCTTATAGGCTTTGGGTGCCGGTTGCTGGGGTAATCTCACCAAGAACCGGGATATAATCAAGGTTCAAGGTGTAGTTGGCCGCAAGGCCATTGATTTTGGTATCAGCAATATCCAAAATTCCGCTTACACCCAACAGGCGGCTTTCAATTTGGCTGACACGAACCACAAGGGCCTGTTCCTGATCCGCCCATGTTTCGGACAGTTCTTCAAAATAGGCTTCAATGGTCTGTTCAACATAGGATTGAACATCTTCCCACCCCCACCCCTGTTGATAGGTCAGGGTGAAGGACAGGTTCACAGTTTCACTTTTCACGCCTTCCACCTTCACCACATGGCCGATGGGGGCGGTTCCCAAGCCTTCCCCGGCGTTCTGAAGGGGGTCAACGGCGGTCTGTACCTGTTCCACAAGGGTTGGGGAAGGTACGCTGAAGGTGCTGTCAATGATAATCAGCTTCACAGTTCCGCCCACCGTCAGCTTGTTATTGATCCCGGCTTCATAAACCTTGGTCAACCAAGCCTTGATTTCTTCAGACGCTTGAACAGTTTTCAACCATTCTGAAACCCCTTCCGGGGGAACCAGTTCAGCGGGGCGAATATCGCCGTTCCAAGCCCGGTAAACCTTCACACCGCCAACACCGGGGATTGCATTTACTTTTTCGATATAGTCAATCCGGTTGCCGCCGAAGGCTTGGGCGTTCAAGCTGTCAAAATACCGTTGTCTGAAAACCTCGGTATCTTCTTCATCCTCACCGGGGATCAAGAGGGCCGTAACCGTACAGGTTTCAAGCCCTTCAATGTATTCAATGGGAATTACCGTAGCCCCGTAGTCATTGCCAGCTTCACCCGGCGTTTCACAGGTGATTTCATACACCCCTTCACCCCGTTCAGCGGAAACATAGTAGTTCAGTTCCCCAATGGAAAAGCGGGTGTTCAAGGCCAAATGCAAAGTGGCCGGGGTAATGGTCAACTGCAACACGGCGGCGCTTGCGGGTTGGGGAGAAAGGCCCCGTTCCGCCGCTCTTTGGATCAGGTAAGGGCGGCTTGCTGTGTCCGCAAAGGTTTCATTCAAAACCGTGTCAAGCTGGATATACAGATTTTGCAGTTCCACGGCGGCGGGGGCATTCCCAAGCCAAACCAGCGAACCTTCACGGGTGTCCAAATTGCTGTTGATGGACAAGGCCCGTTCCAACATCCGGTTCAGCAAAAGCGCATAGGTAATATTTTCATACATCAGATTTCCACCTCCATTTCCGTGAAAATGGGGCCAAAAATGCTGACCACTCGAAAAGTGGTCAGCACCTTTTTCTTGTTCACTTCAAATTGGAAATTGTCAACGGCGGTGATCCGATCATCCTGAAGCAAGGCTTCCTTGATACCCCGTTCAATTTCAGGAATGCAGTAATCAACCGGTTTGCCGATCAGCCGCTTTTTCTCAAAGCCATAGTTCCAAGAATAAATCAACCATTCATACCGTTCCACATTCAGGATCAGGAAAACCGCCTGTTCAACGGCTCTCACTTGGTCAATGGTGCCGGTAATGGTTTTGGTGTCGTGGTTCATTTTGAATGTGCGGCTGGGAAGCACCGAAAAAGTGAAGTCTTGCCGCAAATCGTCTTGAACTTGTGGAATCATAGCCATTCCCCCTGCAAGGCCGGGTTCGGTTTAATCCGATCCAGCACCACAAATTTTTTGCCCTTTTGAATCCGGGCCAGAACCACCCAATCCCCAACCACAAGGGCATTGTGAACCTTGAACTTCTTCCGCCCCTGAATGGGGTGGTTGTGGTCAATATCTTCAGCGGTGCCGCCCCCGGTGTAGGTGTCTGTTACCGGGTGGCCGTGGGTAATCACAACAGTTTGGTGGGAAACCGTCATATCCACTTCATAATCGGTCACATTGCGGGTCAGCACCAACATTTTTTCGGTGTAAATTGCTTTCTGATCCACTTGGATTTTCAGCGGGGAAGCAGAAATCACCGTTCCAAAAAGAAGGTTGACCGGCTTCCCGGCTTCCACCGCTTCCACAGCGGCCTTTTTTACCAACTCCACCGCATTTGTCGGTTTAGGCAATGAATTCACCCCCGATCAAGGTCAAATCCATGAAATGTTCATCCCCCTTGAAATTGTGGGTGACTTTTTCAACCATCAAATAGTTGTTGGTGATAATATCGCCCAAATCCAAGGAAACCACCACAGCGGAACCGGCCCGAACCCGAACATCACCAAAGGCATTTTTCACCGTCAGCTTCCGGGTTTTCTGATCGTACAGTTTCAAAAGGGCATCGGCTTTGGCGGCGGCTCCTGTTGCGGTCTGAAGTTCTTCATAATACTGAAGAACTCCCCAAGTGTTCATTTTTTCGCCGTCTTGGGCCACATACAATTCCCGCTTGCCGGTTTGCTCATTGTTATAGGCCAACTTGATTTTGTTATAGGTCTGATCATCAATGCTGGAAGAATAATCAAAAGTTTCACCGGTTTCCGAATCAATCAGAAGGTTCAACTTCATGGAATTGACATTCTTCAAGGTCAGCGCCCCGCCATCATCGTACAGGCAGTAAAGTTGACCGGTATTCAGAAGGGTTTCATCAAGGGCGTTTTGGATCATGTCAAACAGGGTGCTATTTTCTTCTACAATGGTTTCAATGGTGTACCCTGTATCTTCCACGCTTCCAAGGTTCAGGCGAAAATCTGTTGCAATCCGCTTCAGAAGATCAGAAGCCTTCAGCCCTTCTTCTGTATAGGTGTCCTTGTTCTTTAGATACCGCAACTGATCATAGGCCACAACATCAATGGTGGGGCTGTTCGCTTTCCGGCTCTTGGTAAACACAAAGCCATAGAACATGGTGGTTCCATCCACGGTGAACTTCACCGGGTTCCCTTCTTGGAAGTTCAAAACACCGTCTTTAATCACCGTGAATTCCAGCTTGCCGGGGGTGCCTTTCCGCTCCAATGTCAGTGAAACCCCTTCTTCAACTACCGGATAATAAATGGTTGAACCATTCTGAATTAGAAGTTCAGCGGACACGGAATCACCCCTTTCAGGAAGGCAAAGTAAGAACCTGATTGGGATAAATCAGGTTCGGGTTTGTAATCTTGTCTTTGTTCAGTTCATAGATTTCATTGTAACGGGAACCATCCCCCAAATACTTCTTGGCGATATTCCAAAGGCAATCCCCGCTTTTCACCGTGTAGGTGGCTTGCTGGGGCGCTTGGCTGGTTTCCCGCTGGGGTTGCTCCACCGTAGCGGTTGGGGTTTCTGCGGGCGTGGGGGCCGGTTGGATAGTCACGGTTTTGGTGCCATAGTGCCTGTATTGCTTCAGGCTGACAGTAACCGTAATATCAAAGCCTTCTTCCGCATCATCGGTGATTTGGTAATCCTCCATGCCCACCGTCAAATTGGTATAGAACAACCGCCTTCCGGTGGGCATTGACCGGTTCAGGATGAATTGAAACGGTTGCTTGGAAGTTTTCAGCCGCTCGAACAAGGACAAGTAATAATCGGCGGATTGCGCCCCGCCATTGGTGAAGGGATAGGAAACTTGGGGAAGAAGCAAATCAAAACTTACATCGGTCAACCCCGGTTCCTTCAGAATATTGATTTCCTCGCCGTTGATCAGCGTCAGGGTTTCATTCTGGTTATTGATCTTCACCTTGACTTTGGAAGGGGTGATGGGCATAAGCACACCACCCAAATACATTGTGTATGCCATTACTCATGCACCCCTTCTTCAGACACATCCAGCTTGGTTGCAAAATCGTTGGCCCAAGCATCCATGATCCCATCCAAATCAGTGTCTTGACTGATATAGTTGGTGTTCTGTTGTTCAACCTTGATTTCAGCGGTAGTGAACCGGTTGATTGCTTCCCGCTCGGCAATATCCCGCATATAGGCCAAATCTTCTTCAGCAATATCAAGGGCTTCACTCATAGCGGCGGTGTTTCCTGCCGTGTCGCCGGTGTTCCCATAGATACCATCAAGGGTGTTACCAAGATTGAAGGCATCCAGCCCATCAGCGGCCCCCAAGCTGTCCATTGCGGAAAAGTCGAACAAGCCACCCACGGTATCTTCCACACCTTGGCCGAACTCATAGCCCATATCAAAGGCGGCTCCATACTCGAAGCGATCTAACTTCAGATCATCGGCGTTCAGCTTTTCCATGACTTCTTCACCCTTGCCGAAGGTGGAATCCACCCAACCGCCCAAGCTGTCACGCCAGCCTTGGACAGAACCGGCCAGGTTGGAACCGAAGATTGCATCAATGGCCGAAGCCAAAGCCTGAAGCACGGAAAGCACAGTATCAGCCAAATCAAAAAACAGGCGAACCACGGCCCCAACCGGATCATTGAAAACATTCCCGATGAAGTTTGCAACCGTACCCACAAGGTTGTAAATCATCACAAACACATCTACAACCAAGTTCCACAGGGCCACAAAGATATTCCCAATGAAGGCCAGTGCCGCCATAAATGCACCACAGATAATGCCCGTGGCGGAAACGCTGGTTCCGGCAAAGTGGTTGACCGCCGCCACAGCCGCATAAAACAGGGCTACAAGGGCGATAATCAGAATGATGATCCACACCAAGGGACAGGCATACATGGCCGCATTCAGGCCGTATTGGGCCGTTACTTGCGCCCAAGTCGCACCAGTAACCAACATGGTTGCCGCCGCCATAATACCCTTGGCAACCGCCACAGTCCCGGAAATAGCCGCCGAAGCCAATTCAGCGCCCCTTACCAGAAGCAACCTCCCATAGTACACACCAAGGGCGGCGGCTACTCCAAGGATAATGGGAGACAACCAAGACCAGTTATCAACCACCACGGAAGCCACATTGATCAGCAAATCAAGGATCACAGTTGCCACAGAAGCGATCCCGGCCAAGCCGTTGATGATCCCATCTGTAACCTTGGTGAACTGTTCGCTGTTGGCAATCTGATTGATTTTCGTCAGAATAGGGTTGAAAATAGACAGGGCCTTATTCTGCATAGAAGTCCAAATTTGCGCCCAAGTCTTGGGCATACTTTCAAACTTGGCATTGGTTTCATCAGCCGCCGCAAACATAGCGTTTTTCACCACTTCAGCGGTGATCAACCCCTGTTCCGCATAAGACTTGATAGAACCTTCTGCAATGCCCATGTAACTTTCAATGGCTCTTGCAATTCCGGGGGCATTTTCCAAAATGGAATTTAGTTCTTCACCACGCAACGCACCAACGGCCATAGCTTGGGTAAGCTGAAGCATTGCGGCGGCTTGACCTTGGGCAGAAGCACCGCCAATCACGAATTGCTTATTGATTTGCTCCATGAAGGCAATGATTTCATCCGTGTTGGCAAAAGCGGCCCCGGCATTGGCTCCCAAACTTGCAATGGCCGAAGCGGTGTCAAAATATGCGGATCGGGAACGCTGGGCAGAAGCCATAATCTTCTTTTCCAGTTCAGAAACCGAACCGCCATCATCCACAATCAGGTTCAACCTTGCCCGTGTGCTTGCCAGATCATCAGAAATTCCAATGATTTTCTTTGCCGCCGCCAATCCGCCCACCGTGGCCGCAATGCCCTTCAGCTTGCTCCAAAGGCCATCAGCGGCGGTGGTGCCATCCCTGATCCGCCGATTGAAACGGTCTTGCTGGTTGCCAGCGTCCCGGATATTCTGTTCAATGGAATCGAAGGCGGCCCCGGCTCTTGCCAGTTCTTCACGGGCTTCTTGGATGGACGAAACATCAACCGAATTCCCAGAAGCCCGTTGCATGGCTTCAAAGCTGTTCAGCACAATGTTCATGGCCTTGTGCATAGCCTGAAGGGGCGCTGTTACGCCATCATACAGGGCAATAGCGGTTCTGATAGTTGCCAATGGGGGTTCACCTTCTTTCCATAGGAAAACCAGGGCCAGCAGTTATTTCCTGCGGCCCCGGCGCTGTTTCCGTTCAATCTCTTTCTGTTTCTTCTTCTCCCGTTCAACCCGAATATCAATAGCGGCAATGATAAAGGCCCGTTCTTGGCGGTCAAGGTTGAAAAATTGGGAAGGTGTCAAATGCAGTTCGTGAAGGCAATAGTAAGCGATATTCGCTTCACTATCACCTTCTTCAATTAGTTTTTTGCCTCGTCCACCTCATCCTGAAGGCTGGTTTCAAAGCCGCAAACCTCCTGAACCTTTTGCAGATAGTCCGCATACTCACCGGGGGTCAGCATGGTTTTCAGAAGGGCTTCAGCGCCCATCACCTTGTAACTGTCCTGAAGTTCCTTGTTGTTCAGGTCGGGGAACACCGTACAGGCCACAGCCAGCTTCCCAAGGTACATATCATAGTCAGTTTCCTTCTGATACTGGTTCTTCTTGCCGGGAACAGGAACCCGCTTGGCACAGGCTTTCCGAAGGGCTTCATCCTCGGTGCCGGTGATAGCCTGAATCTCCCATTCCATAGGCTTCTTGGTGTTTTCGTCCACAAACCGCTTGGAAGGGACAAACTTCACATTCTCAACTTTCAGGGCGTTTTTCGCCAGAAATGCGGTAAGGCTCATTGCTAAAATCCTCCTATTTTGAAATTGAAAAAAGAAAAAACCCGCCCACATTAACAAAATGGGGCGGGTTTTGACAGTGTTACTCCATTCCCGCCAGCATGGTGAAGGTTTCGGGCATCTCGAAGTCCTCAAAGGTAAAGTCCATATCTTCATCCAAGTATTCCGCATCAGCGTCAAACTTGGCAAGAATGCCGCCATCAATATTGCAATCCTTCAGGATCACGGTTTGACGGCCCACGGAAGAAGTGGGATCTTCATTGGTCACTTGAATGTCAAAATAGACATCCTCGCCGGTGTCCTTGTACTGCTTCATCATCTGCCGGAAGATGGAAGTGTTATAGTGGAAGGTTGCGGAACCCGTACCACTCCAACCGGTGGATTTATTGCCTTTACCGGTCTTGCCCAAAATGGGGATTTCCGTCTTGTTCTTCTCGAAGTTGGCTTCAAGGTTGATAGCCTGCATGAAGTTATAACGGTTGTCCCCAATGGTCACAAAGCATTCAGCCAAAGAAGCGGAAATAGCGTCTTTGGCGTGCATTACAGTTGCCATTGTCTACACCCCTTTCTTACTGAACATAGACGGTCATGTAAAGCTGGGCCATAGCGTTGACCGGGGTAACATAGTCCGTCACCACAACGGCCTTCTTGGTGTCGCCTTGGGCAACCGTCACATTGTCCGGGTTGAAGTTCTCAATGGCCCGGATATTCTGAAGTTCCTGATGGTGCTTCACAATATCGTTCCACAGGCTGATCCGCCCGGAAGCATCGTTGGGAACCTTGCCAATGTACTTGGTGCCGAACAACACCGCAATATCATTGGCAATCTGATCCAAAACCCGGATGGTTTGGTTGCTGGAAAAGTCAGCGGATTTTTCATCCGTCACAGAAACGAAGGTGTTAATATCCTCCAACACCCTGACTTCATCATCAACCAAGTGGAACATAAAGGAACCTTCCAAAATCCCGTTTTCCAGTTCGGTTTGGGTGTAGTCGGTATCAACTTCATATTCGCCGTCATAGGTCATGTTGGTGGCAGACTTGTTCACGGCGGTTCCAGCAACCACACCGGTTGCCCAAGGAACCAGGGCGTCGCTTTCGGTATTGCCCACAATACCGTTCTTCACGCTCACCACACCTTCAAAATCGGCCAGATTGCGGAAAGTAACCACCTGAAACTTCTTGCCCACTTTATCCCGAAGGCGCTTGCAGTAGGACACGAACAGATCAGCCAAGGTGGATTTGGTGACCGGGCAACCCATAGCGTTGAAGGTATAGGCTTCCATTTTGTCCAAATAGGTCTGATAAGTCGCATCCTCCACAGTCCCGTTGGCCCCATTGGTCAAGGGGGTGGTGGCGGTCAGGGCAAGGGTGGCGGTGCTGATGAAGTCCACATAATCATTGTTCTTCAGGTCAGCCGCTGTGGAAATGGCCTTCTGCTGATCCACTTGGACGGTGCCAAGGAAGGTGGAAACATCGTACAGTTTCGCTTCTTCTTGGCTATTCTCGTTTTCCTCGATCACAATGCGAAGATCATTGCCACGGGTGCCGGGGTATTTGGCCGTTGCATAGGTACAAGCGGCCTTGGTGCCGGAAGTGTTCAGGCGGAAGAAATGAACCGTTTGTGCGTGAAGGAAGATTTCACGCATGGGCTTCAGTTCATCCGCCGTGTACGCATAGCCGAAAATCTTTTGGGAATCCTTCTGAAAATCCCCAAGTTCAACGGTGATAACCTCACCTTCAGGCCCCCAATTCATTTCAAGGGGGATGGTCGCAATACCACGATCAGAGAGGGTGGCGCTTGCTCTCGCAACCGAAATGAAGTTGATATATGCACCGGGCAGAATCTTGTTCTGCGTCAAAAAAGTGCCGCCGCCAAGGGCCATATCAATTCACCTTGCCTTTCTTGAAAAAGTTTTGAAGCAAGCTGTCCACCTGCTCCATCGTGTATTCCTCCCCGTCCTTCAGCAAAACGGACAGAAGATCACGCCGCTTGGCGTATCGCTTGAAGGTCAGGATATTTCTTTTGGTGAAAACCGGGACATTGGAAACAGGCGGGGCCGCTTCCGCTGTCTTGGGCTTTCTGGTTTTGGTCGTAGGCATCTTTAATCCCCTCCAACTGTTCCAACCTCGGTTTCCAAGGTTTCCATCATTGTTTCATCAGCGGGCCGGATCATGGGCAAGTTGAAGTTTACAAAGAAGTGCAGAACATTGTCCACAATCTCATAACTCACGCTGGTTGCGTGAAGAAGATCACCGTTGGGAAGGGTGATGAATTCCAAGGTTTCCATCATCGTTTCCGCAACGGTGAACATTTCCGCATTATTGCGGGGGCTGGTCGGAAAATACTGAATATCAAACGGGTTCACTTTGATGAAGCGCCGCCCAAGCATCGGGGTAATTTCCGGTTGCAAAACGGCAATCAAAAAACAGGGTTCTTTCAAGCCTTGCCCCACATCGTTCTGATAGATTTCATACCCATCCCCAAAGGCGGTGTTCAGCGCCATTGAAATTCCTTTGATAATTTCATTAAGCATCGAAACACCCCTTCAGGAAGTTGTATAGTTTCTTTTCAAGCAATTTGGGCGCTTGCTGTTCCAATTCTTGTGTGGAAATCGTCAGCATATAGCGCCCTTTCACCCAATTCTTCTTCAGCACCATCCCGCCTTCAGCGTTAGGATCATACACAAAGCGGTCACTTTCCCAATAACCGGGAATAAACCGCCCCGGCTGTTGCCGGTGGCCGTACTCAACATAGGACGCATATTGAAGATTGTTCAGCACAACAACGGTGTAATGGGTTCCACGGTGGCCCACGGGCATTACTGCCCAAGCGTTACGCAAGGTTCCATATACAACCGGGGTTCGCTTCACAACCTTGTTCAGCAACCGCCCCGCCAACTCTTGGGCGGCTTGGCGACAAAACCGATCCAAGTCAGCGCCCATCAGTTTTTCCATATTCTTGTTCAGCCGTTCCAGTTGCTTGAAATCGCATTTACCCCATTTAGCCATCAGGCATACCCCTTGAATGGTTCAAGCTGAATTTCTTGATGGTTGGTGAAAACCCCTGCTTCACCGCTCTTGGAATAGGTGAACTGCCGTTCAAGGTCGTTGAACCGTGTCACCACGATTTTTGAACCGGCGGGGATTTCTACATCAGGGGAAAGGAACAGTTTCACAGTTTGGGCAACAGCGGCCACGGGATCACCGGAACTTGAAGTTAAAGTTTCAAAAGACAGTTTACAGGGCTGATCTTGAAAAAGCGGCTTTTCTTCAAAATCAGTAAGGTGGGTGGTGGGATCGGTGACTTTCTCTTTCACGAAAACAGAACACCGATCCTTCCACAACCGTTCAAGGGCTTTTCTTTGGGCGCTTACCATACCAATTTCCTATACCGGTAGATTTCATCCATTCGGCCATTGATCAGGAAGTTGATCAGGCTATCCAACCGCTGTTCCGGGGTGGAATTGCCGTCACCCACCGCAAAGGAAATGTTGGTGTCACCTTCCTGAATTTGTTTCACCGCCGCTTCAAGATCAAACCCTTCCAACTGCCCGTTGGCCTTCTTCATGTTCAGGTATTCCCCAACCGCCATAGATACGGCCATACTTTCCAGCCCTTCAGGAACTTCCCGAAGGTTGGTCAAATTTTTGATCCGCCATTGGACATTGGTAATCACCATATCCAACAGCGGATCATCAGCGGCCCCCGTTACGCCAAGGGCCGTAAGCATTGCAATAACCTGTTCACGCAACGGGGATCACCACCTTTAGGACACGGTGATTTCGTACCAACCCTTGGTTTTGGGGTTGTCGCCTTCCTCCGGGGTGACTTTCACATACCCAATGCCAGACTTGGCATAATAGGTTGCGTCCTCCTCCACAGTAGTGTCCTCTGTGGCGGTAGCAGAACCGGTGATCACCATAACCGCCTTGGTTTCATCGGTCATAGCGGCCAAGTAATACTTGCGGGAATAGATGGTATTCTGACGGATATTCCCATCCCGTTCTTGCTCCACTTCAGTACCCTTCTTGTTGAACAGGGTCACAGCTTCCTTGGTGGCAATGGTGATCTTGCTGGTTTCAGCGTCCTTCTTGGTGTAAAGGTTGATCCCACCAACAGTGCCAACATAGCCGCTCCGGGCAAAGGCTTCCACATACTTCAAATCATCTTTCAGGGCCTTCCGAACCTTGGCCATATCGCCGGGATTGACGAAACCGAAGATGGTCACGCCTTCCAAGTTCTCAAGGTTCAGCATAGCGGCGGCATCCACAAAGGCATCAAAGCCAATGGCCGTGGTTACAACGGTCAGGGTGGCTTCATTGAAGGCGGCGTAAATGTCCGCATTGGCGGTGTTGAACAGGTCAACACCAGCATGACGGGTGCCAACGGTCACAACCATAGGATCGGTCATGGCTTCTTCATCGTAGTAGCTGAAGCGGTTCTGTGCCAGAAGAATCCGGTATTCCTTTTCGGTGTAACCAGCGGTGATAGTCTGGGTGTTGCCCTCGCCCATATCCAGCTTTTCAGTGCCATTGGTGGCCCGGTAAACATGGATTTTGCGAAGCATACCGGCGGTTCCGGTCAGGCTGTTGTCCACGGTGCAAAACTGCTGAAGATCAAGGTGAGAATTGTACTGATCTTCAATTTCATTGGACAAGAAAAAATTGTCATAAACAGTGTTAGGCATTAGTTAGTCCCTCCATACATAGCTTTGTATTCTTCAGGGTGTTCAACGGCGTAAGTATGCCGCTCCACAGGGTTCATCTTCCTGAACTTTTCAATGGTCATTTCACCCTGTCCAGCGGGATCACCCTTTTCAGCGGCCTTTGCGCCCTTGAATTTGGTTCCAGCGGCGGTGTCGAAAAGAAAAGCGGTGTCAGAACCCTTAACCAGCTTCCCAATTTCATCATCCAGCCCTTTCACAGTGCCATCCTCGGCCAATTCCGCTTTGGTCAGGAAATCGGCCAACAGCGCCTTCACCGCAATGTTGTTTTTGGCCTTGGCATTGGTCAAAGCCATATCAACCGCATTGGTGATCTTCAGGGCCTTGATTTCATTGGCGTGATCCTTGTCCTTCTGCTTGTTCGCTTCCTGAAGGGCGGTGATCTGGTTCTGAAGTTCCGTGTTGTCACCAGCGGATTTCTTCAGGGTTTCAATCTGCCCATCCCGTTCAGAAACTTTGGCCTTCAGGGTTTTGTTTTCCTCGTTCACTTCATTGAAGCGGGCCTTGGTCACAAAAGAACCATTCAGCCCTTCCATAACCTTGTTGGCCTGTTCCTCGGTCAAGCCCCATTCCATCAGCTTTTCTTTCGTCATGTGTGATACCTCCATCAAATCCTTTTTTACCGTGGGTAAGGAACCACGATTTTCCCCGGCTCACTTTACCGCCCAAACCGGGAAGGGGCGAAAATGGTATGAAAAAACCACCCACCGGCCAAAGCCGGGGGTGGCTCATTCAACAATATTGTTTTGTTGGTTTTCTTTCAGGCGCTTCATATAGGCTTCAAATTCTTCCACCACTTCAGGGGGTGCGCCTTCCTTCAGGTGCCAGTTATCAACTTCCGGCACAAACCATTCACTTGTGAAAAAATCAGGCATCGGCATTGGTTTTCATCCCCTTCATCAAATCCAAAAGCTGTTTGCCAAATTCTTCAGCAACCGGACGGGGGTTTTCACTGTCCATCCATTCACAGAAGCATTCAGCAAACCATTCTTGGGCATCTTGGGTGGCGTAACCGCTCACCGCTGTTCTGGTGTCGGAAACCTTTAGCCCACAAGCCTTCATTACTCTTGGGCGAAGGTAAGCAGAAACCTTCTTAGCTCGCCATCCATTCATTCCGGCCAACTGCTGGATCACAGAAAGGTAATCATCCACGGCATGGCCCAATTCGTGGGTGACGATGGAACCGAAGGTGGTTCCTGCTGGGTGGAACCCATGTTCCAAATCCCTTGCATAAAGTTTGGTCAATCGCTCCACATCGGAAAAATAAGTACGGTTCACAGAAATTCCACCACGGCCCAAGCCATAAGAACATTGGGCATAGGTGCCAGCATTCAACTTTATGGCATTGATAGAATTCAGTTGGCCCCGCAATTCAGGAAGGCGGTTGAACACATTTTCATGGGCTTTGAAGATAGCCTTGGCGGTTTCAAGATCACAGCCCTGCAAAGAAAGAAGCTGGTTCCCATCAAAGGGTTTCCCATTGGGAAGGGTAGTGGTATAAAACCACCCCTGTTCTTTCATCAAGGCTTCCACTTCATCAACAGTGGTGCAATCATCCACGGTTTTCTTCATTATAGCGCCAGCGGTGGCAACCGTCAAACCATCCTTCACGCCGTCCACAAAAGCCTTCTTCCATTGGGTGAAGGTCATATTGGCCGGGACATAGTACACTTCCCCATCAGCGGTGCGGGCGGCTCTTTCGCCGTCCATATCGTCATAATAGGGGCAAGTGGTTCCCCGGCAATTCGGGTGGAAGGGCGGGACAGTTACACCGGGTTCATATTGGGAAAGCGGGATCACCTTCCCATCAAGGGGTTGACAGGTGGAACAGGTACGGGAATCCAGCGTTTCCACAATTTCAATCTGATCCACTCCCAAATCCCTATACATTTGGGTTTTGGAAACGGCATTGAAATAGCTGGTTTCCGTATGAACCAACCGCCTTGCTTTATAGCGGGAAGTTCCGAACTGCTTTTGAATGGCCGTGATAATCTTGGCCGGTGGATCACCCCGCAACATTCCCTGAATCAGTTCTTTGTTTATAGTGTCCACCAATTCATCTTTGTTCACCCAACAGCGATCCCGAAAAGTGCGCCCGTCAGTTGTCCAAGGCTTTGAAAGTAAGGTTTCAAGTTTCTTTTGGTTCAGGGCGGTGAAATCCCACCCAAGACCAATGCCCTTCTGAATTTCAAAGGCTCCACGGGTGTACCCATTGGAAACCACATCTTTCAGAAGATCATCAATCCCATCCACTTGATTTCCATACAGAAGTTCAATTTGCTGTTGAATTTGAAGCTGGATGGTTTCAAGGCGGCTGACATGGAAGCGGGTTGAAGCGTTTTCCAGCTTCTTGATCCACTCCGGGGAAAGGTCTGCCCTTTGCGCCGCCTTCACATACTGATCCACCGTCCATTTGAATTCTTCAAGCTGTCCGGTAGTCAGCATCTTCCGGGCTTCTGCCAAGGTCACATTGTTGTTGGTGGCGAAACGCTGATACCAGCTTTCAATATCCCGTTGAACACTTTGTTCAGTGCCCCGGTAAATATCTTCAAGGGTCTGAAGGTATTCATCCGCTTGTTTGTGGGCCGAATTTTCAAGAATGGCAAACCGGCCCCGCCAATAGTCAGCATTCTTCACGGGGTCACGCTCCCTTCTTGATTGGCTGGGGTAGTTGGGATCGAACCAACGCATCAGGGGGTCAAAGCCCCTTGCCTTACCTCTTGGCTATACCCCAATATTGGTGCCGGGTATGGGACTTGAACCCATACGCCAAAAGGCGGCGGATTTTGAATCCGCTGTGTCTGCCTGTTCCACCAACCCGGCAAATGGTGACGCATGGGGGAATCGAACCCACCGATCCCGGATTGAAAGCCCGGTGGCTTAACCTCTTGCCGAATGCGCCATGTGGCGGACAGAATGGGGTTTGAACCCATGCACCGGTTTCCCGGCCTACCGGTTTAGCAAACCGGCCCCTTTACCACTTGGGTATCTGTCCATATAAAGTACCGGGGAAAGGAATTGCACCTTTGACCGGGTAAGGAGGTGAACCCCGGCCCCGCCCCATTATTGCCCCGGCATAGGTAAGGCGGGGATTATTCATCCCCGCCTTCATTCCCATCAGGATCATCCTTTTGAACATTGCCAAAAGCCCCGGCGTATTCCTGCGCTTGGGCCATTGCTTCTTCCTTTTCTTTCTGAAGCCGTTCCAACTCCAAATCCACATCAGTTGTCCAAGGGTGCTGGGCCACAATGGTTTCATTAGACAAAATGCCAACGGACTTGGAACAGTTTTCAATGGCTTCACTTTCATTGATCAGCATATCCCGGTTGAAAACAATGGTGACTTCCTCACCGTCATAATCACCCCGGCCAGTGTTGGCAAAATCCTGATTGACAAACCAGATCAGATCATCAAAAGCCGCCTGAAACTCGGTTTCCATCCCGTTTGCGTCAAGGTCAATGTCAGAATACATGGATTGGATGTTCATTTGGTTGGGGTTGTTCCCCATCCGATCATCCTTGGCATTATACCCACGGGCATTTTCAATCAGCTTATCTTTGAACAACTTCAGAATAGAATTGAAGTTTTCCGAATTGATTTCAACGGTCAGGGTTTCAACCCCGCCATCATCCCGAACTTTGACGGCTCCATAAGTGGCAAGGTTACGCCGGAACTCCCCAAGGTTTTCACCATCATAGTTCTTCAAGATCAAAATGGTGTTCCGTGCGTCCTCTTGCATATTGTTTTCAAAGTCGGAAAGCATGGTGTTAATACCATCCTGAAGGGTTTTCACCCGGCGAATCAGGGGGATTTCCTGCTTGTTGTACTTGAACGGGATCAGGGGAATCCGCTCCCAATTCAATTCAACAGTTTCTTCCCCATCATCAATGCTGAAATAGTTTTCATGCTCCCCCAACTGTTCATCAGGGGTCAAGGTGGTTCCATCATACACATAACGCCAAATACCATCATACTTGAAGATTTCCACCCGTTCCACAATTTCCTTGGTGAACCCGTTCCAAACCTCTTGGGGATAAAGCCGGATTGCACAATCAAGAATTGTGTGATCATCGTCAGCCCAAAACGGAAGAATTTCTTGGGCGGGAAAATGTTTGAAGGCAAGTTTCCCATCATCCCCATAGTAGGGGAACAACCAGCCGATCCCGCCTTTCAGGGCATCTTCACAGACATACTTCAGAAGGCGGTTGAACCGCTTATCAAAAACCTTGGTCAGTAAATCGGCATAGGTTTTGTTTTTACAGGTCACGGTGAAGGGCTTGCCCACAAGGTAGTTGGTTTTCTGATCCACCATCAGGGCAAATTGGTTGTCAATCAGCCTGTTATTGGGAAGGTTATCAACTTCCTGAAGTTTGCCATCCTCACCAATAATGGTGCGCTTCCGCTGAAGAATATCATGGTAGCCTTCATAATAGGCATCCCCGATAATCTGTTCCTTCCGTTTCCGGCTCCGCTTCCATTCATCAATTTCAGCGGCGAAAAACTGAAGTTCAGTCATTCCGGTATATCCGCCCATCACAATCAGGCGATTGATCCGGGCCATTTCAGTTTCAACAAGCATGGGCATATTCAATCACCTTCCTTCCGTGGGGGGGGGGCTTGAAATCCAATGGGCCGCTGTTTGGTCTTTTCCAAAGTCAGCGTTTGGTTTGAAAGTTCCACTTCAATCTTCAAAGACTGATAGGGAAGCCGATCCGCCCATTGTTCAATCTTGTTCAGAATGTATTGCTGTTCAAACATGAGCGGTTCCTTCCTTATTACCCAATAAAGACAAAACCCCCGAAAACACAGCGTTTTCAGGGCGATTTGTTACTATCGTGTTATTACTCGAAGCTAAAGGCGGGGCCAACCAGCATATCTTCCAGCGCATAACGCATAGCGTCCATCAGGTGGTTGAAATCATCAATGGGCCGGTTGATCTTGGCCCCGAATTTATCTTCATCCCATGTGTAGTTACTGATTTCAGTCAAGAAGTTCACACAGCGGGGGTGAATGATGATTTTATAATCCTGAATGTACTGAATGCCATTGTTTACGCTGTCTTTGCCCTTCCGGGCGGCTCTGGTACGATGAAGGCCAGCTTCCCGCAATTCGTCAATGCTCTTGGGTTCTGCACAATCGGCCTTGATCCGCTCTTTGGCATAGCCCATCACCGTGATCCGGTCACTGATTGCCCGGTTGGTCAGGGCTTTTTCATATAGTTCATCGAAAACCCAAATGGTCTTTTCTTCTTTGCTCACCAGCCCACAGAACAGGGCCGTGGGGTCATTGGTATAGCCGAAGTCAAGCCCAAAGGCCGATTTTACACCCTTCCGGGCGCTGATTTCAGCCGGATTGAAGGCTTCTTCTGTCCAGTTCTCATAAATCAGGCCATCCACAATGCCCCAACCACCCAAGCCGGCCACTTTATAGCGCCGGGGGTTGTTCTGCTTCATGGTTTCAAAAACCTTCAGATCGGCTTCATCCAGCCATTCATTACACAGGTAATTGGTGGTTGTGGCGTAAATCTGACCATCAGGGGAAATCCAGCTATCATGGAACTGATATGTGGGGTTCCCTTGGCCGTCCTTGCCGGTGATTTCCCCGAAAAACCGCTTCCTGATCCAGTGTTTTTCATTCCACGGGTTGAAGGTCAGGGTGATTTGCTTGAACAGGCCGGTTTCTTCCGGGATAGCACCACGAATGCTTTCATCCAGCATATTGAAATCATCTTCATTGGTGATTTCATAGGCTTCTTCAATCCAGCACCAACACAAATACCCAATTTCAACCGTGATAGAAGTCACCTTCAAGGGATCATCAAGGCCCCGGAAGTAAATCTTCTGACCGGTTGGAATATAGGTCATTTCAAGGGGGCTTTCCTTGACTTCCCAATAAGCCTGAACCCCAAGCCTGTTGATTGCCCACTTCAATTCCGTGAAACAGCTATCCTTCAAGGTTCTGAACACTTTGCGAACCACAAGGGTATTGGCTTCCGGGTATTGCATCATCCGTTTGATGATGTTCAGGGCCGTGGTTTTGGATTTCTTTGAAGCACGGGAACCCTTGCAAACCCGGTAACGGCCTTTGAAGTTCCAAAAAGTGGCGTAGCCTTTGCCCACCACTTCAGGAAGGCGGATCACCTTGGCCTTGGGGTTAATCTTCAAGTTGATCATCCCCCATGATAACCACGGGAACAGCACCGCCCAAGTCCATCTTGTCACTGAACAGGGCATAACGCTTGCCAATCAATTCAGCGGCCTTGATCCGTTCCTTGGCGGAAACATCAATATCCGTCACGGTCTGAATGCCATCACCCACCAGCTTCAACACCTGTTCGGTGTGTTGGCCCCGCATTACAGCGGTCAGGTATTCAAGAACTTCTTGGGCATCAGCGATCTTGGCGGAATGAAGTTTTTCAAGTTCAGTTTCAATGTACTGCTTCAGGTCAACAAAGGTCAACAATCGTTGTCCGATACTCTTTGCAGTCTTGGGCGAATACCCTGCCTTGATTGCCGCATCGGTGGCATTGCCGCTGATCAGGTATTCATCACAAAACTTCCTTTGTCTTGCCGTCAAGGTATTCACCCCCTTTGAAAATCAAAAGAAAAGCGCCGAAGGTTCCCCCTCGGACGCTTTTTCACTCTATATAATAGCCGAAAAAACACTAAACTTTCAACAGGTGAAACTAAACTTTACTTGGTTCTTGCAGAAAATCAGCATTTTCCTTGGCAAAAGCAAGTAAAGCCTTCCCGTGAATTTCAAAAAGCCATTGGGTGGTGTACTCGAATTCTGCGGCTAAATCCTCCCACTTTTTCAGTTGGATATATCGGCCTACAAGAACATTTTGCTGATCAAGGTCAGGAATCTTGCTGATCATGCTGAAGGCTTCTTTCTTCATGCTCACAAGTTCGTCAATCCGGGTGTTAATATCTTCTTCAAGGGACATGATTTTTACAATCGTTTCCCCTAAAGTGTCTTTTGGCCCGGAAGTCTGAACCTTATCCGGCTTCAGCTCATAATTTTGGCTTGTCAGCCCGGATCGAAGGGTATTCACTGTATCTGTCAACCGCTGAATCAGGCGGTCAGTTTTTCGGATTTGGGCAAAATATTCTTTGGCCCGCTGGGAAAGTTCCTTATCAGTCACTATGTAGCACACATCCTTTCACAATCATGTTGAAGGGCCTTAAACCCGCATCATACAAGAGCTTCCGGGATTTCCTTCAACATTCAAGATCAAAACGGCATTCTTCATCATTTATAATTCTTCTTTTCTATATATTTTTTCTTATATTTGATTTGAATATCTGTCACATCTTGAATGTTGAAGGTTTTTCCCAAAAGTCCAGTAAACACAAGGGTTTGAACCCCTTCAACATCTATTCAATATCGCCACTTCAACCCCAACTTTGAAGGATTTTCACGGCCAGCACCTTCAACCGGGCTTTGAAAATTCACCACGCCAATTTCCACCGCAACCACCGGGGGCAATCCATCGTAACGGTAAAGGAAACATCGGTCAGGATTGGGGGAAAGTCTGACGGCTCCACTTCCATTGAAATTTTGATTTCATCAACTTCAGAAATAGGTTCCCCGTTGATATATAGGGTTCCTTTCCCGGCATCACTGTTCGGCCCCATTATTTGAACTCCCTTCCATTCCGCTTATCCTTCAGTTCAATCCTGTTCAACAGTTCAAACCCGGCCAAGCGGATAATGTACTTCAGAACAAAGATCAGGTTATTCAACCGCCGTTGCTGTTCTTCATCCTCTCGAATGATAGGTTTCAAGCCCTCATAGGCGGTGGGATCGGAATAACCTTCACTGTTTTGCCAAGGTTTGGACATTGGTTTCCCTCCATTCCTGATACCATGCTTCCACATCACAGCCAATTTCCTTTAACTTTTGACGGGCAATCCAAGGTTCATCCCCTTCATCAAGAAGGTAATAATCCCGCAACTTCTGACTTTCAGAATAGAACAGTTCCCAAGCCCGTTTCAGCCGTTTGGGGACAAAGCCAAATTCCGTGTGAAGCATCCACAGGATCATACTTTCTTTGTCAATATCGAACCGGTGATCATGTTCCACAATCTGCCGCTTGATTTCCTGATCCAAAGCCTTCTGTTCAGCCTTGTTCAACGAAACCCCAAAGATACTGCCGCCAGCTTTCTTAAAGAACATGGTATTCACCCCAAATATCATCAAAGCAAACCGGAATCAGGGCGTGAACCTTTTCCAACAGAATCAGCGCCACTTCCCGCATCTGCGGGTGTGCGGCGGGGGAACAGCGAAGTTTCAGAAAGTGCCGCCACTCCCGAATGTTGGCGGTCATAACCACTTCAGTTTTCAGGCTATTGGGTAGAACTGACCGGGCTTCCTGCGGGGAACAACCAAAGTCAAGCATATTGAAATAGGAATCTTCCGCTTGGGAACAAGCCCAAAGCCAATGATTATAAGCAATGCTGTTCCTTTCAAGGAAACAAGGCATGATCACCGTGATTTCAGCCCCGAAGCCATCTTTGCTATAATTACAATACCGGGTGCTTTCCTGACAGTAAGAAGCCATCCGGTGGCGAACAATTTCATGGGAAACCCCACGATCACAAATGAATTTTACCGTGAAGGAACAGTGTTCAAGAACCGCTTCATGGCCCCGCTTGATAATCCCGGCCACAAAAGCCGGGGCGCTGGTGTCGGTGATCTTGGCTTCAGACTTATAGCAAACCCGCCCACACTGTTCAAGGCGCTTCAGGATTGCGGCTCCGTCAATCGGGGTAATGAATTCCACATCAGGCTTAATAATCTTCATTTCTGCTGATCCTCCAATCTGCTTGGTATATCCTGAAGTTCAGGGTGTTTGATTTCCATATAAAGGGCAAAGAGAATGTTCCAAGCCGCCGCCCGAAGGTGGGGTTCATCCTTCATACCCATCATGTACTTGGCAAGGTGCCGGAAGGCCGAATCAATCAGGCTATGAATGGGAATGCCTTTTTCACAGTTGCGTTCCCCATACTTCAGCGCCCCTTCTTCACAATGCTTGGAAACCTCCACCAAGGCTTCCCACGGCAATAAATCCATCCGGCCCTTGCCGGTGTGCATATCACGAACCGCCCCGGTATCAAACCGGGTGCGATCCCCACTATCCTTGATTTCCATATCAACCATCCTTTCAGTTGAACCACTTAATTACCGGATCACCGGTGAAGCCTTTTTCCCACACATACCACGCATAGGCAATGGCCGAATCCGGGAACCGTTCAAAGTCCCCATTCTTGGCACAAGAAATCCTTGAACGGGATATGTAGACAGTTCGGGGGGGGGGTATCTTTGAAAAAGGCTCCCCGCTTTTGCCCCTCCAAAAACTGAACCTTCAGGAACATTGCCACTTTTCCACCGGGGCGGACGCTTTCAAGCGCCCTTTGAACAAATTCAAGCCCCGCTGAATATGGGGGATTTGTGATAATATCGCCTTCAAACCCATCCAAGGTTTCTGTCAGGAAGTCCAGCGGTTCAGGATCACCAAACCCCCGGTAAACAAGATCAGTGCTGATCACTTCATAGCCGTGGGCCTGAAGAACCTTGGAAATGTGGCCTTCACCACAGGCCGGTTCCCAAATCACCGGGGCAAACTGTTCCAGCTCCAACAGCATTTCCACGGCCTTCGGATCGGTGGCGTAGTAGTCAAAGGCTTCCCGATTTTCAAGCGCATGGTTGGAACTTCCAAGAGTGGTGAATACTTTTTTGGAACCGGCCATTATGAATCACCTTCCTTTCCAGACACAAATACCCGGCATTTTCCAAGGCGGCTGATCCACTTATCAACGATAATGAATCCACAGCGTTTGGTGATTTGCCGTGAAAATTCGATATTGGAAAGCGCCTGAAAGTTATTGGAAATGCAGTATTCTTTGTATTTTCGGTAAACTGTCTTTGTGGGTTCATTTTCAATCCCTTCAAGGCCAACTTCTTTAATGAAACCAATAATGGGGTTGTTGTTCTGTTCGTATTCGTCCAACTGCCCCTGAACTCTGGTAGAAGTGGTGAATTGGGCATTCATCAGAACCCGGCACAATGCCTTCAGGCCCAAAAGAATCAAGTATTCCATTGGTTCTTGTTCACAAAGTTCATCCTTGATGAAGGGCCGGAAATCGGGATCAGCCGGGGTGAACTTGGCATCGAAGGGGACAATCACCAACCGCCTTTGAACGGCTCCGGTTTTATCCTTCATGCGGGGGATGTTGTTGGCGCTGAACAGGAACTTGGCATAGTTGTTGAACTCGAAGGGGTCTTGTCCTTTGCGCTCCACATTCACCCGATCACCTGTAACCAGCTTTTTGAACACTGACGCATTGGCAATGAATTCATCCCCAATATCATCACCAATGTTCGCCAGTTTCCCGAACAGTTCAGCGGTTTTGAACCTGTCCCCAAGTTCTTTTAAGTCAAGGGAAGCAATATTGCGATCCCCCAACATATTTTTGACCACATGAAGGAAGGTAGATTTGCCGTTGCTCTTATCGCCAATCAGGATGAAGGCTTTACCAAGTTCATTGCGCCTGTAAAGGCAATACCCCACCATTTCTTCCAACAAGGCCCGAACTTCAGGATCATTACAAGCCAGCCGGTCAAGGGTGTGATCCAGCAATTCAGAATAGGCGGCGGGGTTGTAGGGCCACGGGATCTTATTGGTGATCACGATTTCCGGGGTGAAGTCAGTAAAGGAACCATCCCGGATATTGAATAGGCCATTGCTGAAAGCAATGATGTTCGGGTTGGTGGCCTTGGTTTCACCCTCTGTTTGAAACATAACTTCCAAATAGGCCAAGACTTCTGACCGGTGCGCCCGCTTCAGGTTCGGAATATGCTTGATCATTTGGGCTTCAATCTCCATAGCACCGGGAACATAGATACCATCCCGGTAAATGTGAAGCTGGTTATTGATCTTCACAATATGGTTGTTGTTCTTCAGGTACACCGCAAACTTATCAAACAGGAAGGTTTTATCTTTGAAGAAAATGGGCTTTTTGAAGGCTTCATCCCGAAGAATCGTTTCAAGTTCCCTATCTGAAAGGGGTTCATCCAGCACATAGCGATTGATCAGCCGGATAGTTTCACGGGCTTCTTCCTTGGTGAAATCCTCGCTTTGAAGGGTCAGAATATAGTTGAACAAGGCTTGATTTCGCCCGTCCCCGGCTCTCATATCCAAGAACTTCATGCTGGTTTTTACAGGGGTCAACCATTTGGGAAGGTCTTGAATTTCATCTTCCGGCCAATCGTACAGAATGGGCCGTTCAACACCTTGGAACTTCAAAACCGAATAGCTGTTATTCCTGCCCACCTTGGCATCTGACACAATCCCAAGGGCCAAGGTCTGTTTTGTCCAGCTTTTTTCCACCAGCCCTTCCGGGTTACGGAACAAGAAGTGTTTTCCCCGTGTGGTCTTATACACCCGGCATTTCAAGGAAAGGTCTTTGACGATTTGGAACAGAAGATCACTGGTTTCCCCATCGTCCACATCAATCAAAATGGTTTCTTCCCCAAGAATTCCGGCGTATTCGTCAAGGTCTTGAACATCTTCAAGGCGGTTCAACCGTTTCCGCCCTTTGAACCGTTCAAGGCATTGTTTGTCTTTGGTTGGAACATAGCCCCGGAACAGTTGCATTGCTCAAATCCCCCCCCTTCTTTATCAACTCCAAAATCGGCTAAACGGCTCCAAGCCGTATCAATGTAATATTGCTTGTCCAGTTCGTCAGGAATAGGAAGGCCGGTCACATCGTCATTGATAAAGAAGCAATGTTCCGGGGTGTTGGCGAACTGTTCCGGGTTCTTCTGCCGTCCTTTGACCACCTTCCCGGAAACCTTGAACAAGCCCCCTTTGGAATGATCCTTGGACGCAAACACCCGGAAGGTTTTATCTGTCTGAACTTCACCGCCCCTGAACCTTTTCACAGTCTTTGAACGGCCTTTTTCATCCCTGATTTTTTCCATCGTGATCACCGGGGAATAAAGCGCATATTTGTATTTGCTGGAAACCTTCACCACCTTCTGAAAATCCCGAAGGGAATTGCAGTTTCCAATGGTTTCTTCCGGCTTGGTGCCATACAGGAAGAAAGAAATAATGGCTTGGTTGACAATGGGCAAATCATAATCAAGATCAGACAGTTTCTTTACATAGGCCCCCTTGCATTTCCAACGGGGCTTCCCCTTTTCATCCAGCAACGGGCCAGCGGGAACAATCAGATAGTTGTTCACATCTTTCTGAAAAACCTTTTGGAATTCATCAAATTCCAGCCGCATTCCAGTTCTTTCTTCCCATTCCCAACAAATATCATCAATCAAATCAAAATCTTCATAGCACCGCAATTTGATCAAGATACCATCGGTGTTGCTTTGGATAATGTCACAGTGATCTTCCAACCGCTCTATCAGGTCAAGCAAAAGAAGCTGACCGCCAACACACACATTGTTTGCTTGCCGGGGATCATACATAGCATTGTGGCGATCCTTCATGGCTCCATAGGTGCTGTTCAGAACGATTTTATAAGGCTGTTGCATGGGGTTCTTTTCCGCCTTCAGCTTCAGGCGGGTGTGGTAGATTTCATCATACTTGGCCGGGTCTGCAACATTCCGGCTGATCCACCCATACCGCAACATCAAGGAAGGGTAATAGGACGCCACATCAACATTGATATACCACCCTTCCCCAAAATACTTGGGAATGGCTCCGTGAAGCCCACCCCAAGCGAATACATGGGGAACACCAGCCACATCAATTTCAAGGGATTTGGAATAGTCCCGGTTCAGCGGATTTTTATACCAGTTCAAAACCTCTGTATAGCGTTCAATCCGCAAGGTGTCAGGAAATTCGATTTCAAATTCATCATTGTGATCCCGCTGAATGGCTCCAAGAATTTTGGCCGAAAGCTGGGCTTTGGTTCGGCCAATATCAGAAATGGGAAGGTTGAAGGTTTTCACAAGTGACATTTGGGCATCGAATTCATCAGCCTTGCGCCGTAACCACACTTCCACGGTTTCTTCTACATCGTGACGGCAATATTTGACGGTTTCGGCCAGTTCTTCTTCCGTCAAAGGGCGGTCAATATCGAAAGGAACCGTGGTTTCCTTGATTGAATGCCCCATGAAGGCTTCCAGCGCCTTCAAACTGATAGGCGGGTTGGGCATCACATCATAGTTGATCACCGGGAAATTCTTGAACAGGCTTGAAAAACGATAGCCGGGTTTATCCTGTAAAATGATCCAGTCATTCACCTGTTTGGGGTTGAACCCGCACAAGATACCTTTCAAAATGTACTGATCATAATTCCGGCTATTATATCCGGCCCATATCTGCCCCTTGTGCTTCTCATAGAAGCGGTTAAGTTGGTCAGGGTCGTTGATGATCACAGTTTCCTTCTTGGCGTTCAGATCAATCAGAACAACCAGCCAATCATAAGCGAAAACCTCAAAATCATAGAAGATCATCGTGTCACCCACTTTCTGAAGGTTCTTGGTGAATCAGTGAAAACAGCCCCGCCACGGGAAGGCTTCACCTTGGGGCCAACCGGGGCAAGCGCCCCGGCATTTTTGAAAGTTAAGGTTCAAACTTTTCACTTTGATTGTAGACTTTTTGCCTACATTTATTGTAAAAAATTTTGCGTTGGTTTTCAATCCTCAACTTCAAAAACTTCATCAATGGAAACGGAATTGAAGCGGGTATCATCATAATCCACCGCATATTCCAGCTTCCCATCAATGGCTTCCGCAATGTCAAGGACAAGCTGGGCAAACTGCTTGTAACTGGTGAAGCTGACAGGAACCCCGGAATCCAGCTTATCAAGGAAGCCCATAGCGGAAGCAATCATGTTCTTGTCGTTCTTGGTGCCGTACAGAACCCGGTTCATAAAAATCCGCTGGTTCTTATACTCGCCGGACAGAATCTTGAAGGACACAGCCAGCATGGGGCGGTTGGGATCGGCCTTGGTTCCCTTGATCTCCAAGGTTTCCACCTTCACTTCATATTTGCCAGCGGGAATGGTGGGGAAATCCCCGCCGCCGTTCTTCTTGGCTTCCTCCACATCGGCCTGAAGGCCCTTCAGATCAACAGAACGATCAATCTTGTCAAAATCAATAGCCATAGTTTTTTACCTCCAAAATGTAATTTTTAGAAACGCTTCAGAATGTTGAACAGGCCGGAAAGGGCTTTAGCGGTTTTTTCTGCTTCCTCCATTTTGGCCCGTTCCTCGTCCGTAGGGGTGAACCCTTCCACCGGCTTGAAAAGATCATCTGTCAGAATGGTGTCAAACAGATTTTCCATAGCCGCTTCCGCCAGAAGATCACTGAAATCATCATGCTTCCGGGCATACATGATCAGGGCTTCTTTTGCGGCCAGCTTATGAATGGCAATCAGGGCTTCCGGCTCAATACCGGGCGGGGGGGGGATCAGGTTTGCGGCAACGGTGATCTTGCGGAAAAGGCCCCGCTTTTCCATTTCCTCTTTGAACTGCTTCAGGGAATCACACATGGTCTTTACCTCCTAAATCTGATTGGAAATAATTTTTCCTATTTCCCTCACGGAATGGGCGATTTTTTGACGATCAACCCGCTTCCCTTGAAGAACTTGGGTAATTGCGGCGGCTTCCGTCTGAATATCCTGAAAGGCTCTGCGGTTGCTCTCCAAGTCGCTTTCATAAGCGGTCAAGTCGGTGTCAACCTTGGCTTGGGTATAATCAGCGGCCTTTTCCGCCTGTTCTACATGGGTTCTCAACCACTTTGCGGCATCATACCCCATGCAATCTTCCACCAGTTCCAAAAAGTGGCGGAACTCAAATAGCGTGTGAACTGAACCATCTTTCAGGCTGACCACACAAGGACAAGGATCAATCTTCATCAGGCATCACGCTTCTTCCGGGTGCGCCGGGGCGGGTTCACATCCATCATGGAGGCGGGTTCCGGCTCCTCCACTTTGGGGCGATCCCACAGGGGGCAAGCATCGGGGCCGCCTTCCTTGTGGCAATGGTGGCCGGCATCAATATTGGGGCAAAGAGGGATTTCCGGGTTTTCGTTGTGCTGGGCAAAAATCCGATCCCCGTCAGGGCATTTGGGAAGGGTTTCCGGCTCCGTCTGTTCCTGCGGAATGTCAGGATCACCAGCCGCCGCCCGGTCAGCATCTTCCACGGCTTCCGGGTCAGGGGCCGGGGCTTCTTCCTCTTTGGGCTTTCTGCCCCGTCTGCTGGGCCGCTGTTCGCCGCTGTCAGCCACTTCCGGGGCGGGGGTAGCCTGGGTATTGCCGCCGTGCTTCATGGCTCCTGCGGCCCGCTGATTGGCTTCCTCGTAGACTTCACAGAAGGCTTCATAATCCAGCGGGATTTCCTTATTGCGGACAGTCAGCCGCCCACCGCCAAAGATCACTTCCGAAGTCTTGAAGGAAAGAACCCGGTCATTATCATCTGCCACGATCCGGGCCACAAGGTCAACCATACCGGCAACCTTATTGGCAACCTTTTCCCGAAGGTTCGGGCGGATAGAACTGATCTTGTCACCGCTCTTGCGGGTAAGGTCACGGCTTCTGTCCTCATGGCTGATCAGGATGATGTTTTCATAATCCAAATCCACCAGCCGTTTAATGGTGTTCAGGAACTCGGAAGTTACCATATCCCAAGCCCGGAAGGAATCATCACTTTCATGTTTCCACCCTTGCCGGTCACAGATATACACACGGCAAGCCTCATAGGTATCTTCCAACAGGTCAACCACAATGGTTTTGAAGTCGTTCTGCTTCTTTTCCAGTTCGGCCACGGCATCGGAAAAAACATCCCACGCCAACTGCCGCTTGGTCAACCGGCCTTCCACCGTCACCGTGTCCCGGATTGCGATATAGGGGGCATCAACAAACTTGATGTTGCCATCCGTATTCAGCATCAGGGGATCAGGAAACTGGTTGGCAAAGAAGGTCTTGCCGCTGAAGGGTGCGCCGTAAAGCCATACAACCTTCTTTTTGGTGGCGTTCAGGTTACGCCGTTCATTTTTGGGAAGTAACATATAGTTCCATCCTTTCTCACAGTATTCTTGATATTCACACCAACCGCAAAAGTGGTTAGGGTTCTTGGGGAAATCGGCGGCTTCAACCATGTGCTTCACATCAGTTAAAAAGCCAATGATTTTCATGGGGTCATACTGAACAGGCATCAAATACGGTTCAGCTTCTTTCAAAGCGTCCTGCAATCTATCCCGAAATTGCATCAGGGTTTCCGTTTTCTTCTGCCTGATCTTCACCTTGGGGACAATCAGGAAATACATATTCCTGATCCGGTGGCCGGGGTGGGTCAGTTCATACCAATACTTGTATTCGTGAAGCTGACCGGAAACGGAATAGCTTTTTCCGTTATTGGAATACTTGAAGTCATACAGATCAAATACCTGAACATCTTCACCCCAATAGTTGGAAGGGTGCCTTGTGTTCATCCATCCTGCGGGCCACAGATAATCCATAAACCCGGTGAAATCAGAATCCCCAATAGGAAGTTCAAAGGTGCCGCCCGGTGGTAACAGGGCCTTTGCCTTTGGGATCATGGCTTCCAGCTTCATCATTTCATGAATGTGATCATCCGTCAGCATGGGGAAGCTGGATTGGTAGAAGGCAAGGGCCTGTTCAACCCCTTCTTCAATACCGGTATGAAGTGCGGTGCCAAGGATCAAAGCATTATCCGGTTCAGTGTCCGGGATGGTGTTCAACCCTTCCACATATCGCAAGCGGTATCGGTATGGGCATTTATTAAAGAGATCAACCCGGCTGTGGGAAACTCGCATTGTTTCACCCCTTTCACAATTTTTTTGAAGGTTTCAAAGCCTTCCGGGTACAGGATGAAGCCAAAGCAACCGGAATTATTGATTTGGGCCAGATTGCGCTTCTGAAGTTCTGAAGGGGTGCCGTTTGTAGCTTTCAGTTCAACTTCAAGGGTGATCCCCTTCACCACAATCTTCATATCAGGAAGGCCACTTTTCACATACCTTCCGCCGCCCCAACGCTTTTCCCAATACCCACAGGGCGGGGTTCCCATCCGGTCAACTGGTTCACCCAAAGGATAAATCCCTTCACTTTCCAGCCACTTTTTCAGGCGGGTTTCAAAGTTTTTTTCACCGGCCACGGCTTTTCACCCCCCCCCGCCGAATCAACCCATGATCCCAAGCGTGTTTTGTGTTTTCTGATATGGTGGCCCACTCCAACTGGGAAGCCCTGCAATCATGCTTCTTCCCGTGTTTATGGTTCACCACAGGCTTGTTCTCCGGGTTTGGAATGAATGCCAGCGCCACAAGGATATGTAACCGGCAATTCTCACCATCCAGTTTCACCCGAAGATAACCGGAACCATCGTCATAAGGCTTTAACAATTTCCCGGTTTTCACAGAACGAACTTGGGCCAAACGGTTGATTTGATAGTTAGGGTGGCCGGGGCATGGGTGCCATTTAATAATCATTCACGGCTTCACCCCTCCAATATCTTGATCAGGTTGTGAATTCCACGGGCTTGAAGGCCCTGAATCTTGCCGGTTCCGGCATAGAACTGAAACAGTTGATCATCAGACTTCCGCCAGCAATGGAAATGGCCGGTTTGCGCGTTCTTCAACTGGTATTCAATCCCATGGGCTTCAAACTGCTGGATAGCATAAGCAATCCGATCAGGGTTCTTGGAAACCCGTTCTTGATGGTTTCGGTGGGCGTGTTCCTTCAAGGCATCCCAAAATTCATCCCTTGCCATCTGCTCCACCCCGATCACCAACGCATTCGATGGAAATTGAAACACTCCCCATTGCCCGACGAACCTTCCAACCCACTTCATCACGCAAGGTTTTGTTAATCGTTTCTTTAAGGGTTTTAGCCACAAGCGAATCCATATTGGTTTCATGAATAACTCTTTGAATGGCCCGATCCACCTTTTCAGAAACAATTTCACCCACAAAATCTTTGATGGTTTCACGGTTAATCCCGTTATCGGCCAGCATTTGGGTTAAAATCTTACGAAGTTCAACTTGTTCAACGGTCATTACTTTTCACCGCCTTTCAGGGTGATTTTCACATAACCGGCCTTGGTATTGGATTTAGAACATTCCGCCGCAATAGCGGGATATTTCTTCTTCAGCTTGGCGGAATCCAGCCGGGTTTCAATAGTGGGTTCAACCAAGGTCAGGTTCAACACATCACTTTCAAACTTCTTCACGCCAAACTTCATCATGGCTTCATACAGGGCGGCTTTCATGGCCTTTTCCTGATCCTCAATGGCCTTCTTGTGGGCTGTCAAGGAAGCAATAGCGTTCAGGGTGGCAAGCTGGGATTGCTGGAAAGCCTGAAGCCCCGCTTCTTCATCGAAAATGGCTTGTCCGCATTCATCCACTTTTTCCGGGCAAGCGTCAGCACAGGAACCCCGATCCGGGCAGAAGTGGCAACACCCATCAAACTTGCCATAGGGACACGGATTTTCACATTTGGTCATGTTCGTTCAACTCCTTTATGTAGGTTTCTTGGTAGCCAATCACCCGTTGGGAATACTTGCTTTGATAAACACCTTGATCCCACAGCTTGGAAGCGCCGCCTTCCCCCATGTTGTAGGCCATCAGAACCATGTGGGGATCATCATACTTTTCAAACAAAGTGTTCAGGATATAAACCCCCGCTTGAATGTTCTGATAAGGGTCAAGGAAATCTGTCACACCAACAGCATTGGTCAACCATTCATGGTTGTTCTGGTTAATCTGCATCAGCCCATAATCATTGGTGGCGCTGATAACATCCGCTTGAAAATTGCTTTCGTTGCGGATCAGGCCCATCAGGAAAGTAAAATCAATGTCATAGGCATCCGCCATCCAATAGGTGTATTCCTGAAGGCTTTCATCCATCGGCACATTCAAAGGGGTAAAATCACCGGCCTGAACAATGGTTCCATCACTCTGAACTTTGACAGCTTGGCCGGTATAGGCCCCATACAAAACCGCCGTGGTGGTAGGCTCCGGGCGGCTGATCCAGTCAGGCAACTTCACCAGCAGTCCGCCAATCACCAGCCCTATCAGAAGGGCCACGGTGAACATTCTGCGGAACCATTGGTTCTGTTTAGCCTTTTGGGTGGCCCGCCTCGTAGTTTCTGAACAGTTCATCGTTATAGTCCTTTCTCATTTGCAAAGTAGCAAAAATGCTTTCTTCAACGGTGCCGGGGCAAATCATCCAGTAGTAGAAGCAAGGGCGTTTCTGCCCCAAGCGGTGAATCCGCTTTTGGCTCTGCTCCCACAGTTCCCAACTTTCGGGAAGGCTGAAGTAAATGATCTTATTGGCCTTTTGGAAGTTGCCCCCTCTTGCCCCGGCCTGATACTGAATGAATGTCACTGAATTGGAATGGAAGTTGTAAGCGCCCAAATCCTTCACTTCACCAGACTGAATGGACACAGGGCGGTTCATGGCTTTTACAATCCCCTTCATCCGCTCCATTTCTTCCGTGAAGTTATAGAATACAATCAGGCGATCTTCTGTGCTTTCCACCAACTCCCTGAAGGCTTTGTAACGGTGGGGGTTATACAGGCCGCAAAGCTGACGGGCATACAAGCGGCGGGTTAAGCTGGTATCACCAATCAATTCCCTTTCGGAATCTTCATTGGAACCCCAAAAATCTGAATCAAGTTCAAATTCCTGAAGCGTGGTGGTGTTGATACTCACTACCCGTTCCCGCCAGAACTTCCAATATTCCTTTGCCGGGGGCATTCTAACGGGAATAAAGTTCCGTTCAGGAAGATCAATCCCGGCATCGGCGGTGGTCATAAACACGGCCCCATATTCAGCCAGCTTCTTTTTCAGCCGGTCAACATTTTTGTAACCGGTGATTTTCTGCCGCCAAAAGCCATCTTCTTCAACCCATTCCGTTTCAATGTACTGCTTCCAAAACAGTTCCTTTGAAATCTTCCACCCCAACAGTTGGCATTGGCTCCACAGCTTTTCATACTTGCCCCCGGTTGGAGTGCCGGAAAGAAGGATCACATTGTCAGGCTTCAGGCCAAGGATAAACTTTGACCGCTTGGCGTTCTCATTCTGGATCAGGGAACTTTCATCAAGCATTAGCGTAAACCCGGAAAGGGTTTTCAAAATCTTCCGTCTGAAGGTCAGTTCATAATTGATCACGCCACAAATTCTGGTAGGATTATCGGTTTCGGAAACCGCCGCCATAAACCACTTAAATTCTTTTGGGTTGGTCAGATCATAGATCATCCAACAATGGTTCATAGCGTAGTTCTCAACCATGTGATCTATCCAATCAGAAACCTTGGAACATTGACAAATCAACAGGTTCACACGGCTATTTAGCTTCAGGGCTTTTTCTGAACCAACAAAGGTTTTCCCAAGGCCCATATCAAGGTAATAAGCGCATCGGTTATGGCCTTCTGTCAGGTCAAGGGCCTTTTGCTGGTGTTGAAACAGCGTGATCATTGAACCTGAACCACTTCACCCAAAACCTTCTTGGCGTGGGTGGTAGAACCAAACAGCTTTTTCACCACGGCGGCACAGAACCCGGCGTAGTAGTCGTATGTATCACCAGCACCACAGGAAACAATGGTCTTGGTGCCATCCGCCCACAGCACAATAGTTTTGGGGCCGCTGAAGATAACCTTTTTTACAGGGGGAACCTCGGTACGATGAAGGTTGAAACTGCACCGGAAACTCACGGGCGGGGCAACGATTTTGGAAAGGCTCTCATTCAGACTTTCCCAAAAGTAGGGGGTTTCAACCGGTGTCAGCTTATCTTCCGAAAACCAAAACAGGCCCTTGGAACTTGCGTCATTCTGAACTTTCTCCAACTCCACGCCAGCCTTTTTCTTGCTGGAATAGTAGTTCTTTACGACACCAACACACCCGGTATATTTGCCGCCGTATTCCGCATTAGGAAGCACCTTCACAGTCATTCCGATTTTTAACATCTTGATCATCCTTTCTTTCCGGTCAGCCGGACAATATAGATACAGTTCTTCACACGGTAGGCATCATACTTTTTCGCCGCCGTCTGGTTCCATTTGCGCTTGTGGCTGGAAATGGTAGCCAACTTGTTTTTAGCTCCCTGATCGGTTTCATACTCGAAACACATATTCTTTGCGTTGCCGCTGGTCAGAAAATCTTCAATGGCTTTGACTTCCTCGCTCTTAACACCGCCATTGAAACTGCCCTTGGGCGGGGCCTGAACATTGTATTTGATTTCCATTACTTCACCTTCTTACAAAATTTCCGGGGCCGCTATCGTGTCGATAAACAGCAAATCTTCAGTTCCGGGGATAGGATCATACAGGCTAACGGTTTGGGGTTCCCGGCTCCGCTTTTCTCGCTCATGCCCAATGGCAGATTTCATAGCTTTACAGGCCACAGTGACAAACTTCACTTTCTGAAGATCAGGAAGGGCAAACCACCGCTTCACACTCAACAGATACCGGAAGATCACCACATCAAACCATTCCGCCCGGTCAAGGCCCTGTTGATCCAAGTACCACCAAACAATGTTGATGTTGTCCGTGGCGAATTGGGCTTCTTTCGGGGTAAGGGGGCGTTCATAGAAGGATTTAGGCAACCGCACACCGCCGCCCACCTCATTCTTTGCTGGTTTCACTCATTCCCCCCCCCCAATCGTCAGGCGGTCAAGCCGAAAAAGCTGTTGAACACTTCAGCGCCCACATACTCCCTGAACTTGGTGGGGTTAATGTAGTAATTCCAGTTGTTCCCGGTGCCGGGAACCGCATTACCGAAGGGAAGAAGCCCACGCTGAAGGCCGATCCGCACAAACTGATCAGATTTGCCCATGCACCGGGCCGCTTCCTTCACGCTGATCTTCTTCACCGGGGGCGGAGCATCTTTCACCGGGGCGGCTCCATAGCCCATCAGATATTCAAAGGTCACGCCGGTAACATCGGCCAGCGCCTTGATCCGCTCCGGGCCGGGGGTGTTCTTCCCGGAAAGATACTGACTGATTGCGGCCTTGGAAATCCCGGCCTGTTCGGAAAGGGCAGATTGCTTCAAATCAGCCTGTTCCATTGCGTACTTCAAACGCTCTGCAAAGGTGTTCACATTTATAACCTCCTATTCATCATCATCCCAAAACCAAGCATCATTAGTTTTGGGGTTTGTAATTTGTGGGAAACCCGCTTCTTCAAGCCGTTTCCGAAGGGCTGACATAAATTCACGGGTTCGGTTGATTGGAAGGCCAGCGGCCAACCGTTCTTCCTCAAAGGCAAAGCGGATTTCCAGTTGGTCAACTGAATAATCAGCCCGGAAAGTTCGCCAAGTCTGGTGTTCCATATCCAGCAACTTTGCCCATAAATCAGGGAAATGGGTTCGTAACTTCCGCAATTCATCAAGGCTCTGAAGGGGACAACACCAACAGGAAACCCGATGAAAGATTTCATATAAGCCGCCCCAATCAAACCCGGCTTCATAGCAATACTTCAGGCAATCCGCTTCAGTCCAACCCCATTCCGCCAGCGGGTGACGGTGTTCCGGGTTTTGATTATGTTCCCGGTTCAATCGGGCCTGTTCGTCTGCGGCAAGCCCCACAAGCTGAACCATGTTGTATTGGCTCCGCAAGGCATCCAAATACTTGTTGATTACTTTGGTTTTCAGCACCTTGGTACACCAACGGGCTTTTGGCCCCGGCCAACTCCAACCGGATTTATCTTTCAATGCGGGGTTGCTCCGCTTGGGGTAGTAGTCAAACATATACCATTCAAAGGTTTTTTCACTTTTTAGCCGTGTGAACCTGATCTCGGCTCCGGTGAAAATCTGTTCAAGGCGGTTGATATGCTCAGCCATTGCCGGGAACTCCATTCCGGTGTCACAGTAAATGACTTCATGCAACGGATATGTAACCGGGTCTTGCTGGTGCCGCTTTAACCATTCAAGGCCAAGGGCGGTGGAATCCTTACCACCTGAAAGGGATAAAACCCAATATTCAGGTTGGGGGGGGTATTAGGTGCATACATCTTCAGCCCTCCCAATACTGATCAACCGGCTTGTGGGCCAGTTCCGGCCCAAGGGCCTGAACCCATTCCTTCCGGGATTGCTTGGCTTCATCTTCCTTTTCGGCCTGTTCCGCCACATAATCCCGGTTCAGGGTGTCGGGGTGGTAATAACGGATAATGGGGGTTCCGCCATCCACATTGCCAATGGTCAGCTTGATCCGGCCATTGTGATTGAACCAGTCATTTTCACACCGGATTTCCAGCCCTTCCGGGCCGGTGGAAGCCTTGAAGATTGCCACATCAGGCGGGGTGGCTTCCTGTTTGATGTTCAACCGGGGATGAATCCGGCTGATCAGTTCCCAAGCCTTCCGCTTGGTCAGTTTCACATTCATTAGATTTCCTCCTGAAATTCGCAATCGCAATCAGCGCAGATCACATGAACTTCTTTGGTGGCCCGGATAATGGCCCCGCAACAGGGGCAAACATACTTCCGGGAACTGTTCTTCTTGCTGGAACCCTTCAGGCCGGTGATCCTTGGCCGAACAAGGGAAAAACCAGATTTCCCAAGGCTCTGAACAAATTCAAGGGCTTCCGGGTTCAAGGCTGTTTTGTGCCATCCGTACTTATCGCCTTTTTCCACCGTCAGGCCGTGGGCTTCAGCGGTTTCCCGGAACTTCTTGTTGTGGTACAGGCCAGAACGGGAAGTGTCCTGAACACCATCCTGAAGATTTTGAAGGTGAACCATTTCGTGAAGCAAGGTTCCACAGGTTTCTTCAAAGGGCCGGTTCAGGTATTCGGCACACAGATTGATTTCATAGTGGCCTTCATCCTCGCCAGCCTTCCAAGCCTTCCAGCCGGTACACCATCCATAGGCCCCACGGGTATGATCCGGGGAAACGGTGATCACGGGCTTTTCCAGCTTGTCAGCGAAGAACCGGGCGTTGAACTTTGAAAACAAATCTTCAAGTTCTGCAATCACCGGCTTCAGGCTTACTTCATTCATGGTGGTTCATCCTTTCTAAAGTGTAGACTATTTGCCTACTTATGAAGCAAAAAAAATAGCCACTCGTTCTTCTTCCGTCAGGCCAAGAAGATCATACAGGGCTTGAATCTCATTGGCCCGAAACTCGCTTCTGTTATTGATCTTATTCAGAAGGCCCTGATAAGTAATTCCGATCTTCTCGGCAATGAACCGAAGTTTATAACCGGATTGCTCGATCTTCTCACGCAACAGCTTTGTGTTGGTCATAAGGCGTTCACCCCTTTCATTCTTGGTGTAGGCGTTTTGTCTACACTCACATAATAGCACCTTGTAGCCCGAATGTCAACATCTTTTTTGAAAAATCTAAAAAGTTGTTGACAAGACGCCAACAGCGCCGTATAATTAGTAACAGAAAGGGGGCTATCAACTTGTCTACCATAGGAAATAGAATCCGAAACCGCCGTGAAGAACTCGGTTTATCACAAGATGAACTTGGAAAAAGACTTGGGTACAAGTCCCGTTCTTCAATAAATAAAATTGAACTGGATCAGCGGAATTTAACCCAATCTAAAATCAAGGCCATTGCAGACGCATTGGAAACCACCCCATCCTATATCATGGGCTGGGATGAACCTGATCAGAAATTCGATGAAGAAAAACTAAAGTTCTTTGATAACCTTTTCCCGATCACAGTTAAGAAATTTCCGTTGCTTGGAAATATCGCTTGCGGAAAGCCTATTTTTGCCGATGAACATTTTGAAGCGTATGTAGAAGCCGGGGCCAATATCAAGGCTGACTTTTGTTTAAGGGCAAAAGGGGACAGCATGATTGGGGCCAGAATTCAAGATGGGGATATAGTGTTCATTCACAAACAGGAAATGGTGGATGATGGGGAAATTGCCGCCGTTCTAATTGATGATGAAGCAACCTTGAAACGGGTCTATTATGATCAGGAAAACGGAATTCTTCAGCTTTTCGCTGAAAACCCCCAATATAAAACCATGCGCTTTACTGGTGAAGAACTGGATCATATCAGAATTTTGGGGAAGGCGGTTGCTTTCCAAAGTGATGTTAAGTAAGGGGTGATCAGTTTGTTTGGAAAGAAGAATGTGTGTGACTGTTGCGGGCTGAAACTTCATGTAAAGCCCATTCAGATCAGTGACGGCGGCATTTGTGGGCTTTGCAATACCATCTGTACCGGCTCCCCAATGACAACCGTTGCAAAGGTGAAAGCGGCTTGGGATGAAAACAATGCCCGGTTACAAGTCTTTAATCCCAATATGACAGTTACCAATTTAGGTTGTGGGTATATTTTCATTGATACAGAACACAAAATGGCCTGTATTTCCAATCAGAAAAAGTTGCAACCACATTCAATAGTGTTCACCTTTTCTGAACTGGAAGAATACCGGATTGAAAAGGTTGGTGAAAAAACGATCACCAAAACCAAAGGTGGAATCACAAGAGCTGTTGTCGGCGGTGCCACTTTCGGACTTGCCGGGGCCATTGTGGGCGCTTCCACCGCAAAACAAGAAACGGTGAAGAAGGGCGGGGTTCCAATCCTGTATCTTGATTTGAACTTGAACGGGTTGAAAACCACCCTTTCTATCAGCAATCCGCCATTCAAAGCAACTGAATTCTTGAACAACATCATTGATGAAAAGTAAAATCCTTCAACATCCAAGATCGAAGCCCTATTGCTGATATTTTCTTCTTTTCTATATATTTTTTCTTATATTTGATTTGAATATCTGTCACATCTTGAATGTTGAAGGAACCCGCTGAAAATCCGCATCACTACAAGATTTCAGCCTTCTTCAACTTCCTTCAGGATAAAAAAAAAGACCGCCCCCGGTGGTGGCACACCGGAAGCGGTCAGGCGAAACAAACCCCTTTTGAAGTTAATGTTTCAACCTCCATTGAACATTATATCACACTGGGGTTGGCTTTGCTATACCCATTTTCCACGAAAGGACAGGTGATATAATGCGGAATCCTAATGGGTATGGGACAGTTGCGAAGCTGTCAGGCAATCGCCGCCGCCCGTACATTGTGAAGAAGGTCATTGGCTGGAACGACAAAGGCCATCCAATCTATGATATAGTAGGCTACACAGAAACCCGTGAAGCCGGGAATATGCTGTTGGCTGAATACAACCGTGATCCTTGGGATGTTGACCGGGCCAAGATCACCATGAAGGAACTGTTTGAACTTTGGAAAGAAAAGAAGGCCCCCAAGCTGGGGGAATCCAACCGTTCATCTTTGTGTTCAGCGTTCAAACATTGTTCAGCGTTATGGGAAAAACCCTATAAGCAAATCCGGTCATACCAAATGCAAGAAACCATTGACGGTTGCGGGAAGGGGTATAGTACCCAAGCGGCAATTAAAAACCTTTGGGGCCATCTTGACAGGTTCGCCCTTGAAATGGACATAATCAACCGGTGTTTTTCTGACTTGCTGACTTCTGATCCCATCCCACCAACCACCCGCCTTCCCTTCAGTAAGGAAGAAATCAAGAAGGTTTGGGAACATCAGAAAGAACCTTGGGTTGACACGGTTCTGATCCTGCTTTATTCCGGGTGGCGGATCAGCGAACTTCTGAATTTGAAGCCGGAAGATATAAACCTTCAGGCCGGGACGATGAAGGGTGGAACCAAAACCAAGGCGGGGAAAGATCGGGTGGTTCCCATCCATTCCAAAATCCGGCCCTTGGTTGAAGCCCGTCTTGCCGAAGGTGGCCCCCGGCTGATCAGCTACAATGGGCGGGTTTGCAACCAAACCCAATACCGGATTTTTTGGGCGGACATTATGAAGGCTCTTGAAATGAAACACACCCCGCATGAATGCCGCCACACCTTTGAAACCCAACTGGACAGCGCCGGGGCAAACCGGAAGTGTATTGATCTTCTCATGGGTCATGTGTCCAAGGACACAGGGAACCGGGTCTATAATCACAAGACATTGGATGAACTGAAGGCCACGGTGGAACTTATCAAATAG